AGTTCAGTCTGGGATTCAATTGGAAACCAGCAGACAAGAAAAACGAGACAGGCCGCAAGCGATTCAACCGATTCGTTAAGGTCATGATGCAAGAGTGGGCTTAAGCCCATTCTGGTGGCTCTGGCTGGGGCTGAACTGCCTTCATGTTGCCATAGCGTCTTGAGCAATCCACAGCGTTGCACTTGGGTCTGGGAGACCTTGACCATTTGGTGCGATTGCACTCTTGACAGGCGACCAGCATGAGTGGCATTAGTATGGCCTCCCCCATTGTTTCGCTTGATACACGAGGCAAACCCAACAGGACTGAGACAGTCTGATGTCTGGATTTCTCAAACAAGCATATCCGATTTGTTCAATATCACACTTTGGTTGTCTGATGTCTTTGCTGGTGTCAACATGAGTCGCCACTCACACCATCTCCATCAATACGGGTGTGCCTGTGGCCGCACCGATACCGACGAGGATGCCCACGACTATTCTGCCAGAGTATCTGCGAAGGATGCTAAGGGCTTCATCCTTGATGCCTTTGAGTTCATCAACATCTGACTTGAGTGCATCCACATCTCGTTTGAGATTGGTCAAGTCATCAGCGATGTGAGCGAGGTGGTTGTCTCTGAGATTTGCTAAATCCCGATGAATTGCTTGAGTCCATTGAAAGTGAACATCGTCTTGATTTGCCATTTGAATCACTCTTCTGAATGTGTATCGGTCTCAATAAGACCAAGTGCAACCTTCTGGGCTTCTGCCTCAAGTTTCTGAATGTGAATTGCTTGGCGGTCAGCCAGACTTCTGAGATGAACTGCTTCATTTTCAGCCGCCGTCGCTTGACCAGCCCAATGTTCTGGCATCGAAGTTATCTCTTGATTCTGCTCAGACTTCCAGAGTTCCAGAATAGATGTCAGAATCAGAAGGGCGGGTCCGCCGATGATAGCGATGAGCGTTGTATAGCCGTCAATGTTGTTCATGACCTTATCGTCTTGGAGACCAGACCAGATGACCAGACAAGCAAATGCCATCCATGCAAGAACAACAGGCACTCCGACCAGCATCATCATTCTGTCATTGACAGACTTGTCATTCTTTCCCATCTCAATCACTCTTCTTCAAGGATTTGTTCAACATCTGCTTTGACTTCTTCTGCTTTGTCAGCGATTCCTTTGATTTCATCAACGACTTCTTCAAAGGTTATCTTGCCGTCAGCCATGATTCTGGCGTATCGCTCTCTGAGCCAAAGTGCGGTGGGAATAGCAACAAGTGTCAAAACTGCAATCAGCGTTTCTGTCTCCATAACCCTGCTGGTGAACTTGGGGGTTTATCACAGAATCGCTCAGATTTCATCCTCTGGTCGCCCCAGAGCGATTGTTTTGTTATCTGGGTTCTGCCACCCATCAGACTCAGTTTCATGCCACAGAGAGAGCCTTAGAGTGTAGTTATCAGTCATGCTCACATCTGTGTCCCAATAGATGGTGATGTATGCGCCTTCATTGAATGTGATATTATATGCGGCGATTTTCGACCAAGAGATGTTTCCAGATTCGTTTGTGATGACCATATCCACCTCGATATATTTGATTTCATCACACGACCAATCTGCATCCCACTTCATCTCCAATTTGGCGGTGGTGTTGTTGTTCTCCAGAATCCATTCAGTCTGAACATCATAGAATGTCGCTGTCCCGTTGCACTCTGGTTCTTCTGGTTCTTCTGGTGGATATTCACACGAACCGTCATCCTCGTTGGCCTCGTCGTCATAGTTCTCAGCATCTGGGTCTGTGCAACCTTCGTGTCGAGGCTCGCAAGAACCATCGTCATCTGTGGCCTCTGAATCATAGTTCATGGCCGCTGGATTGGTGCAACCATAGATTGGTTCTGGAGACCAATAGCACGAGTCATCATCATCTGTGGCGTATGGGTCATAATTGTCAGCATCAGAAGCGGTGCATCCCCAAACAATATCCCACGATGGGTCATAATAGTCGTCATCATCCTCGTCAGAGTCGTCGCCCATGAAGTCGGTGATTCCAAGCATCTCAGCACCCCCTCCGCCCAAGAGAATGGCTATGATGGGCAAGACTGTCATCAAGAGTGCTTTGGCCTTCACAGCCTGTTCATTGGCCTTGTCCAGAATGCCCATCGTTTGTTTGTTCGATTCATTCAACATTCCATCATCCAGAAGGTCTGCCATCACATCTGATTTATCTCGCCCCGTCGCTTCTGCCAGAAGTTCTGCCTTCTCGCTGAGTTCTGCTAAATCCACATCGCTGTCGCCCATGTATTGACTTCAATATGTCGGCGGGTTAAATCGGTGTTGGAATTGGGAACAAAAGCATTGAGATTGAGATACATTGATAAGGGTGGATGCACACGGAAGGATATGAGCCGACACGGAACATTCACCTTCAACGAAGGATGCACATACAAAGCGACCTCCATCTGTGATTCAGAATGCCATTGGTATTTCACTATCACACGCAGAACTGCCTCCAGCATCTGGACAGTTATTGACGGTGTTGAAGTTCGCAGAAGCGTTAAGTCATTCACCTGTGGACACACCACAGAGGAATACTTCATGCCCTTTGGAACATACTCAATGGCCGCATCTGTTGGCGCATCTGATGACTTCTCACACGAGTTCTGATTCAAGCACCAAAGGTTCGCATGGTTGGCAGACCGCCACCCTCGTCGTGCATGTCGAGTGCGAGCGTAGCGTATAGCAAGGCGTGGAATGCGTGGTCATCACCATCTCTGCCATACTTGGTCAGAGCCTGTGAGCGTCGTTGACGGCCAGACTTCATGTCATCCTCGACAGAACTGTTCAGAGCGCACCACTCGTGCAAAACCCACTCCAATTCCCTGCCCTTGAACGGCAGTTTGAACTCTTTGTTCTTGATGGCCTCCAGAGTCTTTTCGACATAGGTTGTCCTGTCCACCACAGCCATGTTGATGATGTTCCTGTTGTTGTCCCTGCGCTTGAACTCATACGGTGTCATAGGGCGGCTGGAATAGTAGCAAGAAGCAATCCTGTCGCCAAACTCACGCATCAGTTCCTTGACCTGTCTCGCACCATATCCAATATCACAGACGACCTTTGTTGAATTGTATCTCAGAATCAAATCCTTGATGATGCCGACTTCATCCATGTCATCGTCGCCTCTGGACTCAACCCGTATCGCATTCAATATCGTCTTGCCATCAGAACTGAGAATCACGATTGTCGTTGTCATTCCCCAATCAATTCCCATGACGGAGGATTCTGGAATCGCCAGAGATGTGGTTGGAGACATATCGGCATCAATACAGGCCAGAGCAACATCGAGTGTGAGTGGTTTCGCTGAACCAGCAAAGAACTCGCCCATCACTTCATTCTGGAATCTGCGTGGAGTGTATGTTCCTCGCTTCTGGATTATGTCGTCTGCTGAGACATCTGGGTGCATGACTTGGGTGATGTGATACCCAATGATGTTCTGAACCTGTGTAGCGTGTCCAGACTGATGAATCCATTGTTCACCCTCCATGTCCCACTCGCCTTTGGTGCTGGACTCCCAGAGCCTCCAGAACTCAGAACCTTGCTCACGAGCAGTTCCAGAAACCAGCACGACCTTGTAGTCAGATTGAGTGAGCATCTCAATCAACATCGGCAGAACATCTGGGTCTGAGTCTTGATATTCATCAATGCAACACATATCGGCGGCAATACCCAGCAATCCATGTGCATCTCCCCAATTTGAGTAAGCATAGAAGTGGTTCAGAGATTTAGCACCGACATCGAATGTCTGATGACTCACAGATGTCTTGATTCGTTGCTTTAGAAGGCATCCATTGTTGACGGATGACATCATCGCCCCATTGAACCGTTCCTCAACGAATCTGGACACCTGTGGCTGTCTGGGGGCGGTATAGACGGCATTGAAGTATGGAATGTTCAGCAAGCCATACAGAAGGAGGTTGCAGATGGTCTCAGTCTTTTCGACCTTGCGTGAGCATTTCAGCACGATAATTTTGGTTGTATCGTTTTTCTGTAAAGCCCCAAAGTGCCGATAAACCTCAGTCAGATATGGCCTCTGGTGAAGCAAGAATGGCTTGCCTTCGATGGTTCTGAAATACTGCGCCCAGCGGTCTGGATAGAGAGCAATCTCTCTGGCCTGTTCTCTGGTGAGTGCTTGACCCCCTCCATCCGACATGGACAGAGGGAGTCGCCCCTAATGCTTGAATCTGGCGGTCTCAGATAGCCTCAACGATGCAGAATTGGTCAGCGTAGTCGTTTGCCGCTTGACGGCTCTTGAAGGTGCAGATGACCTCTCCAGACGCTCTGTCCTTGACAGCATAGTTTCCTTCGTCATCCATAGCGATAAGAACCTCAAGAGTCTTGGCTGAGATTTTATCGTTGATGATGTCAGCGGTTGCTGTGCTGTATGGGAGTTTGTAGTGTCCAGCACAGATTTTGCCGTAGCCGTGTGCGGTGGACTCATAGGTTGAGAGTTCCTTGCGGCAGTAGCAACATCGGCCAAGTTTAGCACCCATCTCTGAGACAACCTTGATTGGATTAGCCTTGAACTCATCCATCATGGTCTTGACCTCAGCAGATACCGCTGGAGTGTGATTCCAAGCGTTTGTGGCTTTGGTGATGTGTCCAAAGGAGTATTGACGACCAACACGGCGAAGGTCGCTCTTGGACAGTCCTGTCATGTCAGCATCGTGGACATAGAGAACATCGTTGGTCTCAGCCTTGCGACGGTTGGAACGGACAACGACTTCTGTGCCATCGTCAGCCAGAAGGTGAACTTTGGTCTGGGTCAGAGTCTCGCCAGCCGCATCGAACATTTCAATGACAGCCTCAAAGCCTGTGATTGCATCAGCATCGTCAACAGGAGTGTGGAGGATGCGAAGGCGTTCTGCTTCTGCTTCACGAGCAACACGAGCCGCATCACGAGCCGCCATGCGGTCAGCGTGAGTGGACTTCAAATCACGAGCCTCAGCAAGAAGTCGCTTGAAGTGAGGCATCTGACCACCTGTCAAGAATCCACGCTTCTGGTGGAATCGGCACAGGGACTGAACAAAGTTCTGGTCTCGTGCTGGCAGGTATTTGCGAAGGTTATTCATCTCAACGACTTCTGCTTCACTCACAGATGAGGATGAAGTGCTGGTGTCTGAAACTGTGGTGAATGATTTGCCTTCTGCTTTGACACCTGTGGTGCTGGTGTCTGTGCAATATCGGTCAACAAAGATGCGAACCCACTTCATCTGGGGTGTGGATAAATCCCACTTTGCACCTTTTGAACATAGGTCGCCCACGAACTTTTTGTCTCGTGCAGACGCTGTGTCCTTCACTTCGGTCAGTTTTTCTATCAATTCTGTCTGGTCTGTATCTCTCGCCATGTTATCTGCCAGCAAGTCTCCATATATCAATACATCGGTGTATCAATGTTGCAGAATCTGATTAGGATGAAGGCGGTGTCTGGCTGAAAATACCCGATTCGATGTTGAGCCGAATGGAAGTGATAGGGCAAAAGAGTAGCAACAACGCATCTCTTTACCAGACACCAACCTCCAAGAGATTGATTGGCCGACAGTATATGAAGAATCACTCAGATTTCCAATCACGCTTGCGTTCAGCCATAGCCGCTTCACGCTCTGCTCGTGCTTGTTCTCTGCGTATGTCCTCTGCTCGACGCTTGACGGTCTTGTTGAGTCGTGCTTGTCCATGAAGAACTGCTTTGTCAACGACTTTCAGAATCAGAGGGTCATCTGGAGACTTGATGTGAACTGACCATTGGAATCCTCTGCGAAACAGGGAGACATCTTCGACGGTTGCATCTGGATGAGAAGCCATCAGTTCTGGTTTCAGTTCTTGGAATGCAGACTCTTTCACCCAAATGGATGCACAGTCTTTGATTGAGCCATAGATAGCGGCTACAATCTGGTTTGGTTCATTCATGAATCTGGCAACGGTGTATTTGATTGACCCCGCTGTCATATCTTCGCATTCAAGACCATGAGCCTCCAATTCCTTCTGGATTCGGTCTCTGGTCATTCTCTTCAATTCTCTTTTGCCAATGGCAGGTCGCTTTCTGGGCATGTGTCAAGCGAGTATCAATCTCATATATCACTCTTTGCGTTCCCTCAATACATAGGATTCTGACCAAACTCCGTTGTTCAATGCTTTACAGCACACCATACATGACGACTCTGGGGCGATTTTTCTGGTTCTGAATATGACCTTGCTACAATTGGGGCATTCATACTGCCAGAGCCGACCTTTGCCACGCTCGATGCGTTCAATCTGCCGCACGAACTTGGCTCTGTGATACTTGTATTCTGGATATTCCTCCCACGATTCCTCCAGAGATGTGAACATCTGCCCATGACCTTCTTCTGAACCCAAGACGATGTGCAAGAGTTCGTG